GTCTGGGTCAGCGTGGCCGGCGACGGCGGCACAGGCAATGTATTTTTAACCGCAGGAGCCTAACATGGCACAACAACGAGGTCAAGTATTATTAGAAAAGAACAAGAACGGTAGTGGCAAGGTCAGTGTGAAGAACATGCAGGCCAAACCAATCAACCAAGCACAAGGTCCACGCATGGGCAATGCAGGCTCACCAGACAAGCGTGCCACCTTCGTAAAAGAAAAAGCCAGTTCCGGCAATGAGAAATCAGCCTTGGCCAACATGATCACTGACGCCCTGGAAGGACGCGGTGCCGGCATGCAAGGTAAAATTGATCCCACTGTGGAAGGCTTGCATTCAGACACAGGTCCCAAACGCAATCCCACAGCAGGTGGCACGCATTACAAGATGACTGGCCGCCGGTAATAGAATCAACCACACAGGCCGTCGGGTGATGGTCTGTGTTTGTAGTAAAGCATAGAACTAGAAAGGTAATGCAATGAAAAAGAACACCAACCCCTCCACGCCCAGCCCATGGGATGATGTGCCTGCAGATCCAGGCCCGCCAGCTGTGTCCAAACCCCAAACCCGGCAAGAAGTGATCGCCAAAGCCGCACCGCCTGTGACCGCAGAGTTTGACATGGAAGGCTTGATGACAGACTTTCCCACTGCCAAAGAACTAGAGCGTTTTGTGTATGACCAAACAGGCCGTGTGCTGAACCTCAAAGGCCGTGCCAACAAGTTGAAATATCAAGTGGCCATGGATGTGCTCAACGGCAAACCAGTGGATGACTCGTTCATGGGCGGCGACAATCCCTACATTGAGCGTGCAGACATGGTGCCTGTGGAAGACATCAAGGCCTTGCCCGCACGAGACACCACTCTGCCAGATCACGGTCACATACAGAACCAGTTTGTTTCAAGACTGGTGCCACATCCAGATCCCGAGTTCCGTGCCAACATGCGCAGGGTGGACTGTGTGTTCCGCAAGTACAAGAACGGCATGATTAGTTACGAAGTCTTGGGTCCCATTGACCAAAGATCTGAAGGTGAAAAGATGGACAAGTTTGGCCGCATGAGACCCGAAATCATACGCTGGGTAGACCCCCGTACAGGTGAGCAGGTCATGGTGCGTGAAGACGGCACACTGAGTCCAATGGGCCGCAACCTGCGAGCAATGATGCAACGACAAAAGTTCAATGATAGCAACATGTGGGCTGTGTTTGTGGACCGTGAGTTTGCAGACATGGTGGGCGGTGAGTTGGCCAATCCATGGGATCTCAAAGAATGAATCCCAACGACAACAGGCCAGTAGACTGGCGAGACCAGGTCATTGCCACAGCCCGTGAACAGGCTGATGAACGCCGTTATCAAGAAACCATCATAGCCCAAAAGGTTGGCGCAGCACACCGCGCGGCATTCCATGAAAAGTTTCCCGGACAGGTAGAACACTGCATGCGGCTCATTGCTGAACGCCTGCAGAAAGGCCTGGCCAAAGATGCCGAAGTTGGCCTGAGCGATTGCAGTGCCAAAGACCTCAGCTGGGCCCTGCGTAACCTGTACCAGATACACCAAGACCTCACCCGGGAGTAGCACATGCTGGACAACAGTGTGCTGATGCGTAGAGCCCTGCGTTGGGCCTGCGAAACATCGGTTGTGGCCATTGACAACATCCATCAGTTGCCCAATGAAGCCCTGCAAAAATTGCAGGAACTAACCGAAGCTATCAGTGAGGACATGCGCTACAATGCACTCAAATACTTCAGACCGTTTGATCATCAACGGCGGTTCTTTGAAACAGGTGCCAGTGATCGTAGAGGCATACTAGCCGCCAACCGGATTGGTAAAACAGTTTCAACCTGTTATGAAACAGCCATGCATCTCACTGGCCAGTATCCTGCGTGGTGGACTGGCTATAGATTTGATCATGCCATCACTGCCATGGTAGCAGGTGAAGGCTGGAGCCAGGTGGCCATGGTGCTTCAAAATGAACTGCTGGGCACACAGGATGTGAAAATGGTGGACAATCTGGGCACAGGTGCCATACCAAGATCCTGCTTGGTCTTGGAAACCATGAGATCAGATGGTGCCAACGCCATGGGCGTAGAAGTGCTACATCGTTCAGGTGGCCGTAGCTACTTGGTGTTTGCCAACTACACACAGGAAGTGCGCCAGATGCAGGGTTTCAAACTGAACCTGGCAGTGTTTGACGAGCAACCACCAGATGACTTCTTTAGTGAGATTGTGACCAGAACAGCAACCACACAAGGCAAGATCCTGTGCAGTTTCACGCCCTTGAAAGGTCTCAACGGCTTGGTCAGCAAGTTCTGGAACCGTGAGGAAGGCTACGATTTCATACGAGTAGCCTGGGACGATGTGCCCGAATACGACCCATGGGGCGAAGCATTCCTGCTGAAATCAACCCGAGCTCAACTAGAGCGCGATTACTTGCCGCACGAGCGAGAGGCCCGCATCGCTGGACGGCCTGTGATGGGTCAAGGCGCTGTGTTCCAACTACGCACATGGCCCACCTACACCACTGGCGCTTACAACTTCCGTGAAATACCCGGCATCCAGCGTGTGATTGCACTGGACCTGGGCTTGGTCAATGACAGGACAGTGATCACACTCATGTACTGGCACCCGCATGAACGCGAAGCTTGGTTGCATCGCCAGATCTGCGTGAGTGGCTTGGAAGAAGCCAACCCAACCAACTACATAAACCATTTGCTGAGACCAGAAGTGTTTGGCACACCCATAGTGTTGCCTGCAGATGGTGGCACAGCAGGCCGCTACACCATGAGCGCCTTGAGCATCAGAGAACTGTTTGAACAGTATGAACTCAATGTGGTCTCAAAACCCATAATGAATCCACCCGACGCACAGGGTCGCACAACCAATCACAAGGCCTACGGCATCAATGTCATGCGGCAATGGCTGGAAGCAGGCACCCTACACATCAACGAAAACTGCACAGACTTCCTGCGTGAAGCACAGAACTACTATGTGGATCCACAAGGCCGTTTCAGTGATCCCGACGACACCATAGACAGTTGCAGATACGCTGTCATGGCCTGCTTGCAAGGCATAGCAGAACCCTGGGACAACCGCACGCCGCGTGAACGCATGGCGGCACAGCGTGAACGCTATGTGTCAAGACCTGAACCTGCTGCGGCTTGGAAAAAGACTTTTGACCCAGGATAAGCCGGGTCTGTGCTGGTCACACTAAATAAAAGACGAGGATCCCGCCACAATGCTGAACATCAAACACAAAGTAGTACGCCAACTCAATACCACTAATCCTGTGTTGGACAGATTTGCCAAGCTCAAAGGTCAGCTGGATATCAAATGTGCGGCGTATCTGCGCTATTTGGGCACCAAAAATGCAGTAAACCGTGCCAGCGATTATCACTACCTGTGTTTAGCGGTCAACGAAAGCACAGCACCTGTCAACGGCATAGATTACATACACCCAGTGGTCAAACCCTGCGTGGACTATGTGACTTCGGTCATAGTAAAAGGACTGGCCCCCAACGGCGAAATCAACTTTGAATTTGTGCCTGATACCGAATCAGATGATGTGGCTGCCCGCCAGGCCACCAACATGGTGTCCAAAGTAATCAACGAACAAAACGATCCGCACTTTGTGCTACAACGCTGGGTCATGGATGCCAACATGCACAAGAATGGCATGCTGATGATCCTGCCCAAGCGTGAACAAATAGTGCGTTATGTGGAAACCGCTGGCACCCTGGACCAATTGCAGGCCTTTGAACGGCAAGCCGAAGAAGGCGGGCTCACTGTGTTGCGCCAAAGCCGGCGCAAGACCCGTGTGGAAATGGAAGCTGTCATGGCCGAAATTGAAGCCAGCATGCCTGATCTGGAAGCACAACAGGTGCAGGGCCAAATAGACAGAGCCATTGGTGACTTGGAAATGGCCAGTGAAACAGGTGAATACCTGGATACCACGGCCCAAGATCCTGTGGAAGCAGCTGAACAACAGGCAGACCTGTTGGCCGATGCCATTGCACGCAACACCATCTACACAGCCAAATACAAGCTAACAGGCTGGAGCCTGCAGATCAAGTTCCGCAACATAGCACAACACTACTGGATCTGCGATCCTACCATACAAGAAATGAAAGATCAACAGTTCTGTGGTTACTATGACCCCATGAGCATACAAGAAGCTGTGCATCTGTATCCAGACATACAAGATCACCTGGAAGAATTCATGCAGTTTGCTGAGTACAACCAAAACGGTGCCTACCAAGCCGGCTCAGTACTCAACAACTTGGCCATACATGCCAGAGACTCAGTTCCGGTCATGGGCATACCAGTGGAGTCCGGTGTGGGGCAAGATCCCTTGGCACGCCAGATCACTGTGCTGACCGTTTGGAACGCCTACGATATCGACGGTGATGGCGAACTGGAACTGGTAGAAATAGTGTTTTCAGGACAGTACATTATCAGTGCCAAGGAAGTGGAGTTTATTCCTGTGGCCAACATGTGTCCCAAGCCACTTCCCGGCAACTTCTACGGCATGAGCATTGCAGAAAGCGTGGTGCCCATGCAGGAATACGCAACTTCAGCCAGCCGTGCAGAGATACAGCTGGGCCTGCTCACAGCAACACCAAGATTGGGTGTCAAACCCGACAAGGTCGACTTTGAAATGCTACAGGATGGCGAAGCAGCCATCTTTATCTTGGACACCAAGTTTGATCCGGCCACTGATGTGTACCCAATACCGGGACCGTCGGGCAACCTGGGCTTCTTGGACACAGCCATGAACCGTATCCAGCAGGACACCATGGCCATCATTGGCATGACACAACCCAGCGATGTGTTCAATCCCGAAGTGATGGCCGCTGGCAATTCAGGTGCCAAGCTACAAATGGCCTTGACACCCAACCAGATCATACAAGACAACGCTGTACGCAATGCCGCAGATGGACTCAAAGAAGCCATTTGGTTGGTATGGCGCACACTCATACAGTACGGCGATGACTACGGCGTGAAAAAACTGGCACAAGAATTCCATCCAGACAAGCAACCTGTGTTCTTGGACTATGCAGCCTGGGATGACATGAACTTCTGTGACCGAAAACTCATGCATCTTGAACTGGCTCTGGGCATGATGAGCGAAGAAAACCGTATACAGCGCCAGCAGATGATGGCCACGGTGCAACAACAACTGTACCAAAGCATCACAGGCATGGTGGCCGCCGGTACACTTACACCTGAAGGCTACAAGAAAGTGCGCAAGCCCTACGAAGACACACTTTATGTGCTGGGCGTCAAAGACGCAGATACATACTTGCCCACCGAGGACGAAGTTGTGGCAATGATTACCCAAGCACAAGAAGCTGCCAAGAACAAAGAGCCAGATCCCACTGCCAAGAAAGATCTCTCTGTGGCCGAACTAAATGCTGCCAAGACACAGCAGATCATGGCCGAAGTGGCCGGTGAAGATCCCAAGAGCCAGCTCAGCTACATGAGCATGGCACAGGGCAAAGGCAAGGACTTTTACAACTGATGCTGACACAAGACACCATTGATGCGTTCAACACACGCTTGACCGTGAACCTGAACAACATAAAGAGCATGACTGCTAGTGAACTGGATCGTGTGAAAAGCCACGGCAGCACAGCAGAAGCCCTGCTGAAGAACAAGGACCTGGCCCTGTTTGTGCATCAATGGAAATTTGAAGTATTAGACCAATTAACAGCCGTCAGCGGACACACCGCAGATGACAATGCCCGTAGGATTGCCCTTTCAAACCAACTGGCAGGCATAGAAAGTTTTGTAGCAAGTCTCCAACGAGCCTTGTATATGAAAAACCGCGTGGTAACTCTGCAGACAGAGCCCACGGAGAAATTTAACAAGGAAACAATATGAACAACGATACGCCTAATGCTACCAGCACGGCCAATGCGGAAAATGCAACTGTAACAGATCAATCAATATTGGCCAAAATGACCGCAATGAGAGAACA